CCACGCAGTGATCCGAGAGCGACTGTTGGAATAGTCGTTTTGCCACGACCTATCCTCACAGAATAATGATACGTCCGCATGGTGCGGTTCTGCCCACAGGAATGGGAATAGTTGAGATACTAACGGAGCTTTCCAAAGCCGTCTGCCTGCTTAGAAATTACAAGCAAGGGGGAATTATATATGGATAAAAAACTAATACGATATAGTATGCAGATTGCCATGTTGAACCAACTTCTTGCCCGTAAAATGATTTCTGAAAAAGAATATGCTTTAGTAAAATCAAAACTTATGCAAGATTATAAAATCGTTTCAGATATAACCGCTTGAATTGTATATTTGAATATTGTATAATAACACTACAAAAGGAATACAAAATAAAAATATAAAAGGAGTGGTTCTGTGAAAGAAGTAGAAGTAATCAAAGCAAGAAATGATTTGCAAACTCGTACACGAGGAAAAACGATTGAACTTATGCGTGTTGGTGCATATTGCAGAGTTAGTACAGATAGTGCAGACCAGCTAAACAGTTATAAGTCGCAGGTAGCTTACTATACAGATATGATTAAGAAGAATAAAGAATGGGTACTTGCGGACATATATGCTGATGAAGCAATTACAGGTACACAAGTGGCAAAAAGAGAAGATTTCCAGCGTATGATAAATGATTGCATGAATGGAGAAATTGATATGGTTATTACAAAATCTATTTCCAGATTTGCAAGAAATACGCTAGATACCTTAAAATATGTTCGTATGTTAAAGGAACGCAATATAGCAGTATATTTTGAAGATGAGAAAATCAATACTTTAACTATGGACGGAGAATTGCTTTTAGTGGTACTTAGTTCTGTGGCACAGCAGGAAGTTGAAAATATATCTGCTAATGTAAAAAAAGGTTTGAAAATGAAAATGAAACGGGGAGAGCTGGTTGGTTTTCAAGGTTGTCTTGGATATGATTATCACAAAGACACGAAAACAATTACCGTGAATGAAGAAGAAGCAGAAATTGTACGTTATATTTTCAATCGGTATATTGAGGGTGCAGGTGGTTCTGTTATTGCACATGAGCTTGAAAACTTAGGATATAAAACAAAGTATGGAAGTTCTACGTGGGTGCAATCGACAGTCATTGGCATTATCAAGAATGAAAAATATAAAGGCGATTTATTGCTGGGAAAAACCTTTACAGTAGACCCGATTTCAAAGAGAAGATTGGAGAACTTCGGAGAAGAAGATAAATTTTATATTCGTAATCATCACGAACCGATTATTAGCGAAGAAGTTTTTGAAAAAGCACAAGAAATTCTTGCTAGAAGAAATGTTAATAGAGGAAAGATTGGAGAGGGTAACACAAAGAGAGAAAAATATAGTAGGAAATATGCTTTCAGTTGTATGCTGGAATGTGGGTTCTGTGGTGGCACTTTAACAAGGCGTAATTGGCACAGCAGTTCACAGTACAGCAAAGTTATATGGCAATGTGTAACAGCTACGAAGAAAGGAAAGAAATTTTGCAAGCATAGCAAAGGTATTCCAGAAACAGCTATTGAAGAAGCGTTTGTAGAAAGTTATCGTTTATTGTGTGATGATAATAAAGATGTTCTGGAAGAATTTTTGCAGAGAATGGACGATACGCTTAGTAGTAGTGCGGTGTCGAAACAACTTGCAAAAGCAGAAAAAGAGATAGACGCATTAGAGAAGAAAAAGAGTAGACTTGTGGATATGCGTCTGGAAGAAATTATTGATAAGGAAACCTACGAAAGCAAATATGCTGACTTAGTAAGTAAACAAGAACAGCTTGTTGAAGAAAGACACAAATTACAAGAAACATCTGATAATGAAAAGGACATAAAAAAACGTCTGAAAGAGTTTAAGAAAACTTTAGAACAGAATGAGGTTCTTGATAAATTTGACCGCTATGTGTTTGAAAGCATTGTTGAGAAAGTAATTGTAGGTGGACTTGATGAAAATGGAAATGTTGACCCTGCACAGTTGACTTTTGTTTATAAAACGGGCTTGAAGAATAGCGTAGATGGTGCTAAATTTAAACCACAAAGAAAAAATGCAAGAGGACGACATAGAACTGACGAATTGTGTTCACATGACAGCAACGAGGTTGATAAAATGTGTTCCGATAGTAGTAACGACACATGTGGAGACGGTTGTTTTGCTTTCCAAGGGTGAGGTCGACTCGAAAAAGATTCGGGTTGAGTTCTCTTTAGAAGATATGGATATGTCCGAATTTCAAGATGGGGCAACCTACACGCAGATCAAGGACTATGTACTGGAACATAGCGGATTAAAGGTATCAAACCTGTATATCTCACAGATTAAGCGGAAATGTGGGATTGAGGTTGGTAAGAACTACAATCTGCCGAAGTCCGAAGATTCCAGACAGCCTCTGTGTCCACCGGAAAAAGAGAAAGCAATCCGAGAAGCATTCAAATATTTTGGGATGATATAACATCCCGTAAAATGGAGGTTTCTTATGGATAGATTGATTTCTTGTAAGTTTAACATGGATACCGCTTGTGTGGAACTGAAATTCTTTGATGGTAGTATGATTGCGATTGATACGATTGCGGTTGAGAACGAGGTTGCCGACAATATGTATCAGAGGTCGGAACTGGATTATCTGATTTACAATGACCCGATTGGATATGCTGATTTGATATTGAACGGAGATTCCAAAACCTATTTGAAAAACTGTTACAGAGTATAAATCTGTGGATACGGCGATTGGAGCGATTTGCCTGGCTCACTAAACCTCTAAGCCCATAGTTATTGGCTAAGGCAGATATTCAACTTTAATTTTAGAAAACATAAATAAAGGCTATCCAATCTTTTTGACTGGGTAGCCTTTGAAAGTTTTGCTCTTTCTACTTTTTAAGAATCAATTTATGAATGACCATGCCGATTATCAAACCAAAGGATGATACTGCCAAATACCAAAGCGAATGTATCAATGCTGTCTCGTTATAGTATATAAACACAGATGGCACAAATGTAATTGCTATGATTATTGGATACAAGTACTTTACTTTCAGATTTGAAATGCTGCCAATTAGAATTGAAAGCAATAATGTTGCTAAAATAAGCAAAACTATCATTCCCATAACGTCTGTTGGTCCTGCAAATAATGGAAATACATAAAACATAAATAATTGAATTAAGAGTATTAGTATCTCCTTCAAGTATTTCTTCATAATCAAAACACCTCCGTTCATATAAACTCTTTTTTATTTCATTTTGCAAAGATTATCTTGATTTGCAGTTTGTCATTGTTGTAGATTGCTCCAATACTTCCGCCCATACGCTCAATCAGCAGCTTGGCGATGGACAATCCCAAACCGGTTGAATTGCGACTGGCTTCTACTGTATAGAAACGGTCAAACAATCTGCCGACCGTCACATAATTCAGATTGTGCGCCGTGTTGCTGAATGTAACACAGCCGTTCTTATCCATGACTACGGACAGATCGCCGTCAGAGTATTTCAGCGCATTGCTGATAATGTTGGAAAAGATACGGTTGACCGCACCTGCATCCAGTTCACGGAAAACCGGTTCCTCCGGCAATTCGATTTCCGGTTGGATGCCTTTTTCCTGCATGACCGCATAGAAAGACAGCAGACTTTCCTCCAATGCCCGGACAACATCCATACGTTCTGGTTTCAGTTCCTGAAAAGAAGTAACCACACTATATCTGAATAGTTCTTCGGTTAGATTTTTTAAAACATCTGTTCTGTTTTGGATTTGAGAAAGATAGCAGTGTACCGTTTCGCTTTTTTCCTCTCGTTCCAATAGGTCAAGATAACCGTTTATCGCCGTAAGCGGAGTTCTCAGGTCATGGGAAATATTGGTGATAGCTTCTTTCAGTTCCAGATCGCCCTGTTGGTAACGATGGCGTTCCTTGCGGAGCAATCGAAGCTGGATATTAATCTCCGAAGCCAGTTTTCTCAGATGAGGGTCGCTGGAAGAAATATCAATCAGAGTGTTTGTGTCGGAGGAAAGACGTTCCTGGAATTCTGTATGAATTTCATCAATACTTTTTTCTATAAAAATAATCTTTGTGATTAGAAAAAATACAACAATTAGCAAAATACAACACAAAATCCAAGGGAACATCTTTCTACCTCCTTACTTTAGGTTCTTTTTCTTAAAGGAACGACTTCCTATAAGAGATGTTGAAAAAATTACAAACGCAGAGCACAATGGAAGAAAAATCAGGTGTTCCACCCCTTCTTCGCAAAGAATTACACCTTGTCCTCCAGGTGTCAGACAGATAAGAAATTCCAGCAGGATACGAAATGTTCCACCGATGAATTTGATATTTTGGGGATGCCATCGCACAGTTGGGTCTGTATCACTCCACATCCATCCATCCAATAACTCTGGTTCTGCAAAACGATCATAAAGGAGCATCCCGATTATGACCATTGCAGCTACAGCTCCCAGACAAAGAAGTGTCGCTGAGTTTTTGTTCTCCGCCAGACTTGCCAACAGACAACATACGCTGGAGAGTGCAACGACCATCAAAAGGCTTGAAAAAATATAAAATGCCATCTCTCCCAAAGAGAGGTTCAGGCTTGCCGTACCCAGTAGCGGAATACCCAGCATCCCATTAACTATCAACCAGATTAGTGCAGTACTCAGTCCAGCACATATGGTCAGGAGAAGATTGGAAAAATAAACTTCTTCACGAGTGTGTCCGCAGATTAGTTTATTGCGCAGAGTTCCATATTCATAGTCTGTTCCCCACAAATATGCGGCAAATACGGCGATAAATGGTCCCATCAGGGGTGAATATCCAAAAAAACGGGCGACCAGCTTATAGATGTATGCATTAGTCAAATTCGTCTGGAAGTAACCGTTGAGGATGATGAATGCGGAAAGCAATACAGCAATCACTAATTCTATTCGAATCATTTTTTTATTCTCTGTACGGTAAAAGGCTGCTCGAAAAAGTTTACGCATTATTATCACCTCCAACCAGAGAGATGTAATAACTCTCCAAACTTTCATCTTTTTCCTGCATAGACAGCACTTCGCAGTTTTCCTTTGCCAGTACAACGGTCAGCTGTGTCACATTGATCTTTGCGAACACATCGGCTGTTGTTGCGGAGATAATTTTATATTCCAGATTCATGGAATCCAGCACACGAGCCAGAGTAGAAGTATCGGTCACTTCCATGCGGACACACTTGCGGCAAACTGTGTCCAGTTCTTCTGCACTCAGTTCCTTCACCATGCGACCATTATCAATGATACCGTAATGAGTAGCCAGACGGGAAAGTTCATCCAGAATGTGACTGGAAATAAGAACTGTAATCTGTTTTTCTCGGTTCAACTTCAAAATCAGTTCTCGCATTTCCACAATACCCTGAGGGTCGAGACCATTTACAGGCTCATCAAGAACAAGAAAGTCGGGATCACCGGCTAATGCGATAGCGATGCCCAGACGCTGCTTCATACCGAGGGAGAAGTTCTTCGCTTTTTTCTCTCCCGTGTTGTCGAGACCTACCAGCTTCAACAATTCCTGAATACAATCAAATGATGGCAGACCAAGAATGAGATACTGGTGCTTCAGATTTTCCTCCGCAGTCATATCCATGTAGATGGACGGTGTTTCCACCACAGCACCCATGCGACGGCGGGATTTGATAATATCCTTGCTGTCATTGCGGATGCCGTACAGAGAAAAGCTACCGGAAGTCGGTTCCTGCAATCCGCAGATCAAGCGGATCAGGGTTGTCTTACCAGCGCCGTTCTTTCCCACAAAGCCATAGATGGAACCTTTGGGAACATTCATAGTAAGACCATTCAATGCCTGAAAGTTTTTATACTTTTTTGTCAGGCTGTTTGTTTGCAAAATATAGTTCATATTGTATTACCTCCTTTGCTGACCTAAGTTTACAAAACAAAAGTCAAGAAAGTGGTCAAGAAAAACGTCAAGATTTGGTCAAGATTTTTTGTTCTGCCAATTTGAAACCAATTCCCCAGACTGTTTCGATATAGTCTACACCGCTGACATCCTGCATCTTTTTACGAAGATTGCTGATGTGCTGCTTCAAAGAACGCTCGGTGCAGTCGGGTGTGTCCAGACTGATTCTGTCAAGCAGGACACTCTTTGAAATTACCTGTTTGGGATTTTCCATCAGCAGTTTTAAGATGGCATACTCCGTTCGGGTCAGCTTCACAGGCTGCTCCTGTACTGTCAGAGAAAGGGAAACCATATCCAAAACCAAATCGCCAACGGAAAGAGATTTGGTTTCGCCATGTTGTTCTGCCTTGCGGAGCTGAACAGTGATACGGGCAAGAAGCTCCTTTGTATCAAAAGGCTTGGTCATGTAATCTGCCGCACCGCCCAGCAGAAGATTTACCTTGTCTTGCACATCTACTTTTGCGCTGAGAACGATAACAGGAATGTTCTCAATGTGGGGCAGAACTTCCTCGCCAGACAATCCCGGCAACATCAGATCCAGCAGCACCAAATCGGGCTTGTTTTGTGAAAGAAGATATAACGCTTCTGTGCCGGAGTATGCACGAAGAACAGAATAGCCCTCTTGCACCAGCACTTCTCTCAGCATATCTCCAATATGAATATCATCATCTATGATTGCGATTGTTTTCATTCTCGTTCCTCGTCAATTTCCTTTTATAGTTCAAACGCTACTATCGTTTCCTTTGGCAACTTCTCGTTTTCGCAGTTTAGAAGGTAGGCTATTGCCTTGTTCGCAAAGCGGTTTGTTTTCATTGTATCCCAATCGGCAAGTCGGACTATTTCTGATGTGCCGTTCTCAAAATCAAATGAAATCTGGCCCCATTCGCCGTCGCAGTCTGCTTGGTATTCGTAGATTGCGGTGGCGATTTTCTTTTTTCGTTTGGTCTTGGATTTCTGTTTCAAGCGGACAGCATGGATTGCGCCCTCGGCAACCAACAATTCTGTCAGTTTGTCCACTGCTCTGCGGTAGGCTCGCTCCGCACCGCTGGCAGTGCTGCCCTCAAACATTACAGCCAGTTCATCAAAGGTGGGACGGCCTTTCCATGAGCCGACATGCCCGCAGGTCATGCAGATTGCCAGCCGCTTTTCAAGCAAGGTCTGTTCCCGGTAGTTCAGCTTATCAAAAGCTCGCTGCACCTTTTCTGCCTGTATGCCGTTCCAGAGGATGTCGGAGTAGTTCCAAGTATCATCAAGAGCAACATCTTCGCCCGTTTCCTCGCCGTCCTCATCTGTCACATAGAATGGTTGCTGATTGCGGATACCTCGAACAACTCTCAGATATTCTTCCGCAAGGGCAAAGTCACAGTTATACTTTTTGGAAAACTCGCTGACCGCATCCTTGGTGTTATGGTACAGCCAAGCCATTGACCGCACCATTTTATAATTGGTCAGAGAGGATACCGACCATTTTTCTTCGCCCATGCGGAAGCGGAGCATAGCATCCCGGATGAACGGGAAAATGTATGTAGCATACTCCGCACCCTTGGCAGGATCATAGTCCATCAGCTTTTGGAGCATTTGTTCCCTGCAGGAGAGCTTTATATCTATAAAACGGTCTGTATCGTACAGATCGCCGCCATCCACACCCCAAAAGCCTTTGATGCGCTTATTGAGCTGTGGCTCATAATGGTGGAGGAAGAACGAGAAATATATCAAATTCTTTTCCCGCAAGGCAGACAGGATATATTCATTCAGACTGCCCACCGCTGGCGGCTCCGGTTCCAGTTGGAAGATGCGCTCTGCCATATAGGGAATGATACCATCACCGTGCGGATTGACAGCGTATTTTGGTATGTATCCGGTCATATTCCATGTAAAATCACTTAGCATAGCGCACCTCCTTTCAACGTCCAATTTCAAATTTATTTCTTTTTCTTACTCGCAAAAATTGCAATTATACAGAAAACCAAGAAAAACAAAAATCCTATTTTCATTGACTGTTCCTCCTAACAAATTCAAATGCACTTTTGGGCTTCTTTCTTCAAAGCAACCTGTTCCATTTCTTTCTCATAAGTTCCCTTGGCATAAGCGACATTACTTTTTGCCCGGAACATCTTATCTTTCGCCAGTTTCTTCATAACCTCTGCTAAATCCTCATCCAGTTTGCCACGCTTGATATAGCGGTTTATGGTATTCAGCCGCTTTTCGTATATCTGGATAACAGGATGATCGTCTGCAAGCTCCCGTTGTTCTCTGCCTTTCAGATTGCCGATCTGTCGGCAGGTGCGGTGTAGCTTGTCCCCCGGCGCATAGCCGCCGCAGTATTTGGTGTGCCTTGCGTTGGTTGTCAGAAACCATTTGCCGCAAATTTTACATTTCTTCGGTGCATGACCGACACACAAGCCCTCAAAGAGATCAGACCGGAACATCCCCACAAAGGATACATAATGGATTCGCTTGACGAGCTTTGCAACTTTTTCGCCGGGACGGATGACCGATACATACTGAACGGAATTGTTCAGGGTAGACATCCAGGCATTGCCCTCCGTGATAGAGAACTCCGGCGGGAAATAGCTGCCGAACATTCTGGCGAAGCCCTCTGCGGTACGGTCTGCTTCATTTCCGTCTGATTTTTCCGCAAAATCAAGCATTGCGGTTTGGTATTCCCCAAGGGAGTATGCCAGATGCCCGAATACAGCAGTATATCGTTGGAGCATCATTGCATCGGCATAGTTCGGGATTTCTTCAAACTGCAAGGAATTAGTTGCGGCTTTTATGGCAAACTCCATATATTTCAGCGCATTGTCCGCAGTAAAGACTTTTTCAATCCGTTCTCTATGTTTTGGAATATTCATATTGGAGAACGGCGGCGTTTCGCTGAGAATATCCACCATTGTCAGCACAGCTTCCTTTGCCATAGGAAAGAGTGCGGAAGCATCCTGTCTGGCGTTTAACATTCCAAGCAGTAGATTGATTTTCTCGCATTGCTCGTTCATTCTTGCGAGGGTATCCGCAGGAACATTCAGCGCATCACAGGCAAGAGTACCGATAGGAAATATTTTGCCCTCATATATGACCGTATCCTGCCAAAAATCCAATGTCATCAGTTCTTGATTCATGCTTGCCCTCCTGTCCTGTTTTTTCACTTTTCTAATTATACCATGCAAATGTGAAGAAATCTACATCATCAGATAAGTTGTCCTGTTTTTTGAAATGAGGTTGTCCTGCTTTTAGCCTGCTTTTTTTCAAATCCGTCATAACCATAGTAGAAAGGGCGAAGCACCTGCCAATCACGGCGGGTGCTTCGTGCTTTCCAGACTATTATGAACGGAGGGTTTTCTATGACAATCTATGAAAACATCAAGGCGGCGATCAGCGTGAAGCAAGCTGCCGAGCACTATGGGCTGAAAGTCAACCGCAGCGGTATGACTTGCTGCCCATTCCACAATGACCGGCATCCGAGCTTGAAGCTGAATGAAGATTATTTCTTCTGCTTCGGTTGCGGAGCCAAGGGAGACGTGATCGACCTTGTGGCAAAGCTGTTCAATCTGAGTAACCATGAAGCAGTGCAAAAGCTGGCTGCGGACTTTGGGCTTGACCCGAAACCGCCCACTGCCGCAGCTATGGTCAAGCCAAAGCGTCCCTATATCCGTCAGTTCCGGGAGGATGAAATGCTGTGTTTCCGGATGCTGACGGATTATCTGCATCTGTTGGAGGATTGGAAAGTGCGCTATGCACCAAAGACACCGGACGAGCCTTATGATGACCGTTTTGTGGAAGCTTGCCAGATGCACTGCCATATCGAATATATGGCAGATGTGCTGACCGTGGGCGAATTGGAACAGCGTGTAGCTGTTGTGGACAAACTGATGAAGGACGGGTATATCGACTTTCTGAAAGAGTACACTGCACGAAAGAAAAAGGAGGTGGCACACCATGGCGAAGAACCGGAAAACGCCTGATATGAATTTGCCTGTCTGGTTTGATGGGCAGAATATCAATGAAGCTCTGTTTTGTGAAGAATTTCTGCAAGAGAGCAGAATCATCTTTGCAAACAGGGCTTTCTTTACGCCCAATGGACGGGTAACGGATGATATTGTCCTGCGGGGCGAGGTCTACGAAAAGCTGAAAAGCTACACCATCAGCAGCGTACCGCAGAAGATCAAAAACATCATGGAATTGCTGAAACTGGAAGCCATGGTTGAGGATCTTCCTCCCCAGCCTGACCGCATCCATGTTGCCAACGGAACGCTCATGCTGGATGGAAGATTTATCGAGGGGAAAAAGGAAATCGTACAGAGCCGCTTGCCTGTTTCCTACAATCCAAACGCTGCTGCACCTGCTCTGTGGCTGAACTTTTTGGACGGTTTGCTCTATGAAGAAGATATTCCCACCTTGCAGGAGTTTATCGGCTACTGCCTGATTCCCTCCAACAAGGGGCAGCGCATGATGGTGATTAAGGGCAACGGCGGCGAGGGCAAATCTCAAATCGGTGCAGTGCTGTCCACCATATTCGGCACGAATATGAAAGACGGCAGTATCGGTAAAATTTCCGAAAACCGCTTCGCCCGTGCCGATCTGGAACACATCCTGCTGTGCGTGGATGATGATATGCGGATGGAAGCTCTGCGCCAGACCAACTATGTAAAATCCATTGTAACCGCACAGGGCAAGATGGATTTGGAACGCAAAGGTAAACAGAGCTATCAGGGCTGGATGTTCGCCCGGTTGATGGCATTCAGCAATGGCGATCTGCAAGCCCTGTATGACCGTAGCGATGGTTTTTACCGTAGACAGCTTGTGCTGACTACCAAGGAAAAGCCCGTGGACAGAGCCGACGATCCCGATCTTGCAGAGAAGATGAAAGCCGAAGCCGAGGGGATTTTCCTCTGGGCATTTGAAGGCTTGCAGCGGCTTGTTGCCAACAACTTTAAGTTTACGGAGAGCGACCGCATCCGTGAAAACCGGGAAGCGGTCAAGCGTGACAATAACAACATTTTTGACTTCATGGATTCCGAGGGATATATCCGGCGCAAGGCGGATGCGTCCATCAGTTCCAAGGACTTTTACGCTATCTATCGCCTGTGGTGTGAGGAAAACTCCCTTGCCCCTCTGAAATCCCGCAGCTTCAGCGATGCCATGGTTGCCAATGCAAAGAAATTTAATTTGGAGCATTGCAACAACATCACCAACTCAGCCGGACGGCGGGTATGGGGATTTATGGGTGTGGAAGCTGTGGCACGACCTAATATAAACGGGTTTTACGACGTTTCGCCATGTACGTACGTACCGGAGGAATGGCAGGACTGATTCCTGTCTTTCGTTTTCTGTATGTATGTACACAGCGTTTTACCTGTTTTCCTTTTTTATAGGAATAATCAGCTGTCAGAACTGACCTGTTTTCGGGCATTGAAAATCAATGGTAATGGAAACAGCAAAGTTCTTGACCGCAGGACGAAACCATTTCACCAAATCGTGCTTCTCCAAACCATGCACCCAGTTTACGAAACAATGGGTGTTTTCACTGTTTCAGACAAAATCCCACGGAACAGCAAAGTGGGATATATGCCTGTATGGACAGAGTATCGCACTCACAAAATGAAAGCGATTTTGGAGAAAGCAGATTTTTCACTGTTCGGTGCATCTGCTCCGCTTTGGGGAGTAGCCTTTGCACCGAATTGTAAATCAAAAATATGGAGGAATTTACAATATGAATGTACGCAACGAAATCAAGGCACAGATCATCCGTGCCGGAATGACTATGCAGGAAGTAGTTGACCTGCTCTCGGACGAGTACGGTTGGAGCGACAGCGTTTCCAACCTGTCCGCAAAATTACAGCGGGAAAGCATCCGATACAAGGAAGTATTGGAGCTTGCCGATGTGCTGGGATACGACATCGTATGGCAGCAAAGACGGGAGAAGTGATGCCCCGGCAACATCCCCTCGTAGTTCCCGTCCCCATAGGCACACCGCAGTGCTGTCTATGGATGGCAGTGAAAGATACGCTTTTCGTTGCCGCCGTCTGCAAAGAGAAGTTCACCGGAACAGCTTCATGCAGACGGGCTGACCATGGGAAAAGTTGCAGACATTTTCGCATTGGTCAGCAGAGGTTGCCGCAGCAACCGCACTCCCCCTCGGGAGAGCCCTCGGAGAGCCCACGGCACTTTGCAGCCAGTATGGATGAAAGTGTTATAGTGGGTTATTACACTTTGAAAAAGTGCCTCTCCGCAGCTCCCCGCTGTCTGCAAATTTTAAGGAAAGGACAAAAAATCTATGGCAAGAAATGATGGAATAGACCGCACCGTAGCCCGGAATCAGGACTTACCGACACCGGACGATGTGGCAAAAATACAGGAACACAATGAGCGAGAAAAGGACAGTTACAGCAATCAAGACATTGTGCCGGAACGCACTCCGCTGAATGTTCACTTCAAGACTCCCACCGATGATTATGTGAAAATGTTTGAGCAAATGGAACAGGATGGCGTGATCTCCACCAGAGGTCTGAAACCGGATGCCATCAAATACGGCGAGTTGGTTTTTGATGTGAACTCCGCTTATTTCTACAACCACGGCGGCTATGAATTTGCAAAACAGTTTTATGCTGATGCCTATAAAGCCACCGTGGAGATCGTAGGCGGTGAGCAGTATATCCTCTCTGCTGTGATGCACGCCGATGAGCACAACCGGGCAATGTCCGAAGCTCTTGGCGAGGATGTGTACCACTATCACCTCCATGTGGTTTATATTCCGGTAGTGGAAAAGCAGATCCTTTGGTCGAAGCGATGTAAGGATGAAGCTCTCCGGGGAACGGTAAAGGAAACGATCACACAAGTCAGCCGAAGTAAGAAATGGGACTCCAAACCGGTGCTTGACGAGGACGGAAATCCCAAGCTCAATGAAAAAGGAAAAAAGATTTTAAGGTCATCCTACAGCGTGTTGCAGGATGACTTTTTTAATTTCATGCGTGCTGCCGGATATACCGATGTGGAGCGTGGAGAGCGTGGCAGCACCGAGGAACATCTGACGGTGACACAGTTTAAGGTGCAGGCGGAACAGCAGCGTTTGGAAGCTGTGACAGGACAGGTGGCACAGGCAGAACAGAGTTTGGAGGATGCTAAAGCTGCTACGGAAAAGCAGAAAAAGAAACTGGAAGCTCTGCAAAAGGAAACCAAGGCAGCAAAGGCCATTGCACTTACGGTGCAGGATATTGAAGCGATGGGCAAGAAAGCCACGTTCGGAAACAATATCACGCTGACACCGGATGAATGCGACACGTTGAAACGCTATGCCACCAACGGCATTCTCTTTCATGCAGAGAATGAGCGATTGAAAGGGAAACTGGAATCTGCTCAAAAGTCTGCATCCATTTGGAAGCAGCGATGTGAAGAAGCGAATAAAAAATATCAAGAGTTGAAGCAAAAAGCCCAGCCTTTCCTGGATGCACTGGAAATTGCATCCGAAAAGGTTCGGGCTTTTATCAATTCCATCCTCGCCAGAGGAAAGGAAACACAGGAACACAAAGCACCTGCCCGTAAGCGTGGACAGGACATGGAAATTTGATGGAGGTAACTGCCTATTGAAGAAATATTATGAGGATGCAAAATATAATGCGGCATTTGTCCGCTGTGTGGATGTTATGAGCCAGATGCTCCAGAAATATGGACATCAGGTTTTGGATAAATTGGAACAGGATGCCCCTCAGAAAGTGGAGCATTCCAAGGAAAGTAATCAAGCACAGCCTTTGACGAATAAGGCTGCGTAAAAATTTACAATTTACACGTTGCGTATTCACTGCGGCTATGCTATAATGATTACGCAACGTGTATTTTTGTTTTTTATGGAGAAAAGACAGATGGATTGTAAGAACAGAATTATCAAGTTGCGGGAAAGCACAGGACTGAACCGGAAAGATTTTTGCAAGCTCGTCCATATCCCTTACCGGACTATGACCGAGTGGGAATTGGACAACCGCCATGCACCGGATTATGTGCTGTGGCTTTTGGAGTATTATATCCGCAACGAGGGACTTATGGTAAAGGAAATGAATGAGGGAGGTGGAGATTCTGAAAAAGAAACAACTTAAATGCTATATTTATACAAGAGTGTCCACCTCTATGCAGGTTGACGGGTACAGCTTGGATGCCCAGCGTGACAAGCTGAGGAAGTATGCGGCATACGAAGATATGGTTATTGCCGGGGAGTATTCTGACGAGGGATTTTCCGGAAAGAATATCCAAGGGCGGCAGGACTTCCAACGGATGCTGAATGACATCCAGGACTGCAAGGACGGCGTTTCCTATGTGCTGGTCTTTAAGCTGTCCCGATTCGGCAGAAATGCGGCGGATGTTCTGAACTCTTTGCAGCTCATGCAGGATTTCGGTGTCAATCTGATCTGCGTGGAGGATGGCATCGACAGTTCAAAGGATGCCGGAAAGCTGATGATTTCCGTGCTGTCTGCGGTGGCAGAAATAGAGCGAGAGAATATCCGCACCCAGACAATGGCAGGACGTGAGCAAAAGGCTCGTGAGGGCAAGTGGAACGGTGGTTTCGCTCCTTATGGCTACAAACTGGAAAACGGAGATTTGGTCATTGCGGAGGATGAAGTGGAAGTAATCCGTGTCATTTATGACCGCTACATTCACACCAACGAGGGCGTTGCCGGGGTTGCTAAATATCTGAACCGCAACGGCTTTATCAAGAAACTGCGGCAGAACAATACCATTCCCGGATTTTCAAGGAACTTCGTGCAGGATGTATTGGACAATCCCGTTTACATGGGAAAGATCGCCTATGGCAGACGCAGGACGGAAAAGAAGCAAGGCACAAGAAATGAGATGCACGTAGTTGAGCAGTCGGAGTTCCCGATTTATGAGGGACAGCACGAAGCCATCATTTCGGAAGAAGATTGGTATCTGGCACAGGAAAAGCGTAAGATCAATTCCTTTAAGCGGGAAAAGGTCAACAATCCAGATCATGCACACATCCTGTCCGGCATTCTGAAATGCCCATGCTGCGGAAAGAGTATGTACGGCAATATCGCCAGGGCTCACAGCAAGGACAAGAAAACGAGGTATTATTACTACTGCAAAAACACGGTAACACCTACCGGACATGAGTGCAGCTTCCGACTGAATATCGAGCAGACGGAGATCAACAAGTTTGTGGCTAAGATTATATCCGCTATGGTCAACAATCCCCGGTTTGTAGAAGCGATTCAGGCGAAAATCGGCTCGGCTGTTGATACAGAGGATATGGAAAAGCAGATCGCCGTCCTGCAAGGACAGTTGAAGCAAGCCTTTGGAACGAAAAGCCGCTTGGAGCGTCAGATGGACACCTTGGACATCAACGATGCCCACTATGACAGAAAGATTTTGGACTTGCAGCGCCGCTATGATGAGCAGTATGATACAATAGAGGATATCGAAGTTCAGATTGGCGAATTGCAAGGTCAAATCCGCAGCATTCAGCAGGAGAAAATCTCCGGTAACAATATCTATCGGCTCTTACTGGCATTTGATGAAGTCTACCATTCCGCAACAGAAGCGGAACAGAAAGAGTTTATGAAAGCCTTTATCGAGCGAATTGAGATGTTCCCGGAGAAAAGGAAAGACGGAAGCTGGATAAGAAAGATTGTGTTCAACTTCCCTGTGCCTGTTGATGGCGAGGAAGTGAAAGAACTTCCCTTGGAAACTGAAACAACTGTCGAGACTGTGGCTCTTTTGTCCCAACTGAAACAAAAGCCGGATGATTACATTAATGTCACGATTGAACTTGATGATATGGATATAACATCTGCAGAGACTAAGGCAACCACAGTGCCCAGAAGATAAAGAAAGTGCAATTGTGGAGGCATTGAAGCATTTTAAGATGATTCAGCAGGAATAAAAGGAATTTATGGAGGATAAAGCTGATGAACAACAAAAGGATAATTATAGGAGTCACTATCGGAATAGTCGCAGCAATACTTTGGAGCGTTGTTTTTATAAATGTCTTAAATAGCATGGCTGGAATTGGAATCGGAATATGTCTGGGTATATCTTTTGGTATATCTGGCAGTCTTATTTTTTCAAAAAAAGATAAAGATATATGAAAATGTTATTTTTTCTGGCTTTAGTACACTTAATTTTGTTCTTTCCACAATGGCTGGAATGGCATTGCGGGAAGATGATATCGGTTATGCGAGATTTCTGTTAGGGAAAGTACAGGCAGTTGCCCATATATTGTAAATGGGAAAATATAAAGGTATTCGCCAATGCTTGATATTGTATGTGCAGGGAAAGATGTAGAGGGAACATATAAGGTGGTAAAACATCTTCTTGATAATGTGGGTACTATGTATGATTTTAGAAAGTCCGGTTTATATAAGCATATGAAGTTCAGAGATGTTGATGAAGCTATATTAGATGGTGTAAAACAGTTTCTGGACAAAAAGCTGCATAGGCAGCCGGCATCCTGCAGATATATGCTGTAGGATGTATACATATATCAGGAGGCTTCATTCATGGCGAGTGGAGTCTCTTTTATTTTGTATTGTATAATGGAAAAAGTTTTAGTTAAACAGAGGTTGGAATGATGATAAATTTTAGTTGGGACAACGAAAGTAAAGATGAAGTCGTGTGTTGTCTACATCGGGTGAATTCGTAGAAGTCCTTAATTTCCGTGAAGACAATGAGGAGAGTTCCGAAGAAACAACTGGCTGTAAAGCCAGTGTTTATGCGGAATTTGACGAATGTACGCG